GTACTGCTATTAGTTGAATTAACTGTACTGTTGACTGTGCTATTACTGGTATTTTGATTAATATTCGTATTTTGGTTGCTAGATGTAGAAGTATTAACATTCGTGTTATTTGCAGTTGTTGAATTCACATTATTATTTGAGTTTACTGATGTGTTGTTTGTTGTAGTATTTGTTGTTGCATTCGAGGTATTAACATTCGTATTTGAGTTCGTTGAAACATTCGTATTTGAGTTCGTTGAAACATTGGTATTTGTTGAAACATTCGTATTTGAGTTCGTTGAAACATTCGTATTTGAGTTCGTTGAAACATTCGTATTTTGATTAATGTTGGTATTATTTGTGGTCGTATTGTTCGTAGTGTCTAACGAGTTTTGCTCACAAAACTCAGTACCAGCAGTACAATCAGGGTTTTCAGGTTCGTTCTCTGCTGAACTTAATGAGAAAGATCCCAATAAGCCTATAAATAATAATATTCCTATAAATGTTATTTTTTGTTTCATTTCTTGTCGCTTTCTCCTTTAAAGCTCTTAGAAGAACCAGAAGTACCAGCATATAGGCCAAACCACGCAGCTCCAGCACCTACCAATACTGAAATAAGTGCAGATTGCTCAAAGTTTGGAGCTTCTAAGTCCATAAACCACATAGTGGCATAGTAAAGAAGAAATATGTAAACACTCAAAAAAGCTCTTGGAAATATTCTCCAAGAATCAACAGCTTGTGCTAGAAATATCCATTTTTGATGAGGATTTTTCATACCCTCATCTTCGAGTTCTCTTATTCTGTCTTTAAGGTCAGCTTTTTCTTGTAAAAGCTCCATAAACTTATTGAGGTCAATCTCGACCTCGTTGCGGTCCATATCGCCACCAAACCTACCACTGGCTCTGTCGTCACTCATTCGCAACCTCCTGTCACTATCTATATTGTTTTAACTCAAATACTGAGAAAGTCCCATAGACATAGCTATGACTCCATATAACCCCCACAACATAACTTCGATTCGCTTAAATTTTTCGCTACCTTCTTCCAAACGCTTTTCAATATGCTCATAACGAATTTTACACTCTCTTTCATGTGTTTCAATTTTGTGTAAAGCATCTTTGACAGTCACTTTTTCTTCTTTTTTCGTCTGGTATAAGCCTCGTTGACATCTGTAGTTGATTTATCATCTCCAACATACTGCCCTTTTTTGTTTCTAGATCTAACTACTTCATATTCATCAGTTTTAACTGATTTTTTTGGTTTTACAGGCTTTGAAAAAGCCCATTTTATAGCACCTCTTATATTAGATCTTGCTTCTTGCCACCATCCCATATTATTTCTCCTTAACAGAACTAGGATCAAATACACCTTTATCTATCAATAATTGCCTATTTTCCATATGTTCTATTTCAATATCTTCTTTACTTTGACCATGGTAACGAACAGCATGACCTTTCTTTACCATGTCTTCATTGACATTTATACCATTTACCCAAACTTCTGCAAGTACCCTACCATATTTTCCCTTAGAATCTTTGAGTTTGCTTTTTAAGACAACTTCTTTATCTTTGATTGAATCAATAAGAAACTGTTTTGCCAAAAGTCCCCTAACTTTCTCATCCCTGTTGCGAGTCCTCGACTCAGGTGTGTCAATAGCATAAAGGCGAACACGACACTTGTGAAAAACAGAAAAACCAAGATCCAACACGCAGTCAATAGTGTCTCCATCCACCACTCTTTTGACCTCACAACTGTATTCATACATTATTTGCTTTCTTCTTTAGCTTTTCCTATGTTTAAAGCACATACATCTACAATTTTATAGAGCTTGCCTATCCACTTATCATCTTTTGGTGTGGGTGTAATAGCTGCTATTGCTGAAGCAACTGTAACTATTAAACTTATTGTAAGTCCTATTATTATCAACATGATTTTCTCCTATATTATTAACTTATTGCTTCCAGTCTTTTCTCAATATTATCATACCTTAAAGCAAATCTTTCAGTCTTTTCCATTATTGCGAACCATATTCCACCCATGAAGCCACTGCATATTTTTCACCCGATAAGGGCGGATTACCTCTGTGTGTATGTGTATAAGCAGAGGGAAATAAAACTAATCTATTCTTTTTAGCTTTAATCCTACGACTATAATAAAGAAATTCAGTCTCTCCTCCTTCTTCCACATCATTTAGATAAAAGAGTAAAGCTAAAACACGACTTCTGGAAGCCATCCCTGATTGCTCACAATGCCATACATGATACCCTTGTCCTACTTCACTCTTCTGTACCTTAATATCATAAATAGTGTGATAATCGTGATCTTGTAACTGAGAATATTTTTCAGCATAAATGGGATAAATCTTTGAAAAGAAGGTTTTTATAAAGGGTTGGTTAGGTAAATTACAACCAACTTCCCCACCACTTATAATAATTCCAGCATTGGTATTGGCAGAAGTATCATCTTTTCTATGTTTCGGTGCATCTCCATAATCTTGTCTGGTATAAGTTAATCCTTGTTTATCTAGTTCTTCGTAATACTTTAAAAATCCTTTAACAACACTAGGATCAAAGTAATTATCAAAAACCCCTATAAAATCATTTTTTATTTCGTACTCAGGTTTCAACTTTTATCCCCTTAAACTCAGCAGGTAATCCCAAAAAAGGTCTAGTATCATACTTATTTACATCAGCTTCTTTCGCAGAGACATCGTTGTAATGAAAGAAAACTTGACCACAGTTCTCTCCTTCAAAAGCCTCTCGCCAATGTTCTAAGTCACAACCACGATACATTACTAAATCTCCGGGTTCCATTAAAATAGCCTTACCACTTTTTCCTGTACCGCCTGTTGGATCTATAAATAATTCCCAAGGATCACCGCCTAAATTCATCGTAGCTGATATTTCGCAACTATACCTGTCAGTATGCCTGTGTAGCACATCCCCCTTTTTATATATACGAGCATAACTATAAGTAGGATATAACTTTAGTTCACTTTCTGCTTCTATGCGAGGTTGTAGTTTTTCTAACAAAGTCTCCATCACCACATCCCCATAATGACTATATGTGTCAGGGACTTGTTCATCATTCCACACTCCCCAATCGTGATTATATTGAGAGATATAACGAGTGTCATAAAGAATTCTTGCTACTTGCCTTTTTTTAAAAAAATAATCGTAACAAAATCCAGACAATTCTTCTGATATACCTCTTCTAATTACTAAATACTTTTCGTCTTTAAACATAGGGTTGTCCTAAACTCCAACATACTAAAGAATGCCTTATTCCTTTGGTAACTGGTTTTATTCGATGCCAAGTAAATGAAGGAAAAACTATTATACTCCCCTTCGGTCTTACTTCTTCGCAAATACGAGGCTGACTGCCTATATCTGTATCTCTAAAATCAAATTCTAAATCCCCACCTTCGTATTCATCAGGGTCAGTTAAACTTAAAGTCATAGACAACTTTCTTATTTTGCCATGCTGATTCAAATTTTCTTCTGCATCATAAGGTTTAGCATTACTGTCTGAATGCCAATCATAAAACTGTCCTTTTTTATATTCGGTAAACTGACACGCTTCTGACCAATCCCATTGATGATTCCAACCAGCATTAATATTACCCTGAGAAACAAATGGATGTATTTCTTTGTAAATCCATTTATCCGACATCCAAACGATGTCTGACTTTCTTTTCTTTTGAATATTTTTTAATTCTTCTTTAGAAGGAGGCTCTGTGCGTTGATGACCTGTAAGAGCCATTTCTTTTTCTGATTCCTTGCCGTATCGAACAATATCATCACAAATACGATCTGGAACAGCTTTGGTAAAATACCAATAATAATATTCCAGATTCATCAGAACCTATCGCCAATTACCTTCTACCTGTTGTTTAAATGCTTGTTGTGTGTCCCAAATACCACCAGCAGACCAAGTTGCATTGGGTTCGCTAACAATAACTATTCCTGAACCACCCGAAGCTCCAGTCACAGGTGATGGTCCCCCAAACGCACCTCCTCCACCGCCAGTATTTGCTACTGCAGCACTAGCAGGACCTCCTGAAGCAGTAGAATCACCGCCTCCGCCTTTTTCATTTATCATACGCTTACCACCACCCATAGCGTGACCACCGGGAGCACCATAATTCCACTGCCCATCTTGTTTCGTAATTTTGCCCTGAGCATAGCCACCTCCACCTCCACCAGAGTAATAGACAGGGGAACCAGAAATGTTACTCTCTTGGGCTAATCCGCCTTGACCAGCTACAGCCGTGTAATCGTTAGGTCCGGGTGTTTCGTTTCCGCCTGCACCAGCAGCTCCTCCTCCAGCACCACCAGTATAACGGCTAGTGCCATTATATCTTCCTGTACCGCCGGGATTTCCTTGAGGTGGACTTACTGGTGGAGTATTTCCTGCTCCAGCAGCCGTTGGTGTAGGAGCATTACCTCCTCCTCCGCCTCCAGAACCTCCACTTAGTGCTTCGCTATCTCCTCCAACAGCTAAACCACCTGCACCACCGCCACCAGCCGATGTAATAGGCGTAGCAGAACCAAAAACTGAAGCTGAACCAGTCGATCCTCTTACATTTTCGGCAGGAGCTCCAGAACCGCCACCACCAATCGTTACAGGCACTGAAGAAGCTGGTAAAGGATGTGGGTCTATTGCTCTATAACCACCTGCACCACCGCCACCATGACAAGAACCGCCACCACCAGCAACGACTAATAATTTACAATCGGGTGTAACTCCTGCGGTTGCATCTGCTGTAAAATTAGTGCTTGAAGTTATAGATGTTACCTTATCAGTTAAGGAAGCACTTTGTTTTGAACCAATTAATCTACTCATTTTAGCTTATCCAATTATCGTTAACTTTACTGTCGTAAAGAAAATTAATATCCCATATTCCTGAAGCAACTATAGTACCTTTAGGCTCATTAACAATAACAATACCTGAACCACCTGCTGCTGAACTTGGACCGGGAAAAAGTGGACCGGGAGAATTTTGTGGACCACCGCCTCCACCGCCTCCGCCTGTGTTAGCTGAACCAGCTGTACCTACAGTTGCACTCGCACCTGCACCACCGCCACCAGAACCACCAGCAAAAGTACCGGGAGCTGGAGCACCAACTTGACCGCCTCCTGCTCCGCCTCCGCCATAGGTTACATCTGAACCTGAAGCGTTTGAAGGTCTACCAGCACCTCCACTACCACGAACTGGAACCTGATTGCCGTCAGTAGTACCAAATGCACCAGCTGCACCAGCACCGCCACCGCCACCGCATATTTCGTTTGATCCCGGCTGATCATGTCCACTATTACCTACAAAACCTTGTGGGGGAGATACAGGAGGAGTATTACCAGCTCCTCCAGAATTATTGTCTTGTGGATAAGCTGAACCACCACCAGAACCACCATCACCTCCATCAGTACCCTTAGCACCATAACCACCGCCTTCTGAAGTAACTGGATTACTAGCTGTGGCAAAAACTGAATCTGAACCTTGATTACCTATTTGTGGTGAACTCGGACTGGTCTTAGCTGCTCCGCCAGCACCTACAGTAACAGGGAGAGGAGAAGCTGGAACAGGTTGGGTAGAAGGTTCTCTATAACCACCAGCTCCACCGCCTCCACTTCTTTCATAGGCACTTCCACCACCACCAGCAACGACTAAAACACTTACATTAGTGGTTGTGCTAAGAGGAGCTGCGGTAAAAGTACCGCTTGAATTAAAAGTGGTTCTTTTGCTACTGGACTGAACAAATAGGTCGTTATCAGGACCGATTATACCACCATTACTTGCCCACCCCATTAGACTTCATCCCACGCAGAAGTACCTGTATTCCACTCATAATTTTTATCATCTTCAAAAGCGAGCCACTTTTGGTTGGTTTCATCCCATCTAATCAATGCTTCTTCTCCTCCTATTTGTGTTACAGAAGGATAGGTAACTGGGGCTTGCCAATCAAAACTGCCATTTAAAGTCCATGAAGCATAGGGTTTTGGTTCAATGAATACATTATTAGTTGCATCATAACTATAACCCATACCAGCA